CGGAATCCTTCCCGCAATTCTTCAATGTCGGGAAAGTCAAATTTAATTGCCGGCATTGCCATTAGGTGGCCTCCTCCACACGAAAGTCAAACGTCTGACTCACGTTGTAGTACGGCAGCATCTGGTCATCTTGCGGCATGTCCACGCCATCGGCTTCGCTTTGGATCGTCGTGCGTTGGATCGTCACGCCGGCCGTGGTGCCCGTCCACCCGTCAAGGGCCAGGCGTACTTGGCGAGCCAGTGCTTTCGCACCCGAATACGTCACGTCGTAGCTGGTCAGTTGCAGCGTCACGATGGGTCGGCCAATCGGCCCCGCCAGCGATTGCTCGCGCTGCACGTTCGTCCGCTGGTAAACAATTAAGGGCAGGGGCGTGTTCGTGGGGGCGATGATGGGAAATACCCTCCCCGACACAAGCGATGACACCGCCGTGCGGCTGGTCAGTCGCTGGTAGATGAACGCTTCGGGAGCCTCTGGCAAACTCATGGCTCAACCCTCCGTTCAGTGCAGATGATTTCTTGATGCCACAGCCGGTCGCGTTCAATGATCTGGCCGATTTCCAGCATGCGCTCACGGTAAACAATTCGCATCGCTGTGGTGAGCCCGTCGAGATAGCGGATCTTCACCCGGTGCGTCATGAAGCCGACTACTTCTGCGAACCGTTCGGTTTCGCGCGCCGACAGAGATTCCACAGAAGCCCACACCGTGGCAAACGTGGACCACGCCAGCGATGGCTCGCCCATTTCGTTTTGAGACGGGGTTGGTGTTTCAATCGTCACCCGCGTCCACATTTCACCCGGCGAGAGTGCCATTAGCGGTAGCTCCCCCAGCGAACCGTATCCAGCAACGCCTTCACGCCAAACGGCACTTCGGCAAGAGCCTTTTCCGCCGCCGCATCCCTGTTGCTCCACAAGTGCGAGACGATCATGAGAACGGCCGATTTCACCGTGGCGGGCACGCTCGTGCCGTCAGCGGAATACCCGGCCCACCACGTGACCGTCACGCTGTTTTGATCCACCAGGTGCGTGGGCCACGTCTGCCCGTACAGCGGGCGGCAGACGCCGGGCGTGGCCTGACGGTCTACCCGGTATTCGGTCGTGCTCAACGTGGCCGTGGTGCCGCTCACGCCTGGCGTATAGGCGATTGCCACGCTCGTGGCCGTGCCCGTCAGCACCATCGGCGGGCGGGGCAGCTCGAGATCCAGCTGCGGCACCACGCCCTGACGGCCTTCGATGTTGTTGCCGTCCGCCTTGAGCCCGAACTGCACCGGGCTTCCGATGGCCCCGTAGAACGAATCGACTCGCATCTGCCACTGGGTGTGGCAAAACGTCCGGTCGCAGTAGTCCTCGGCCCAGCGGGTGGCCGCAGAGATCAGATTGGAAATCAGCGTGTCATCGTCGGTGTTGTCGATACGCAGGTGCAGCTTCGCCTCGGCCAGCGTCACCGGGTTGCTGGCGGGCTCGGTTGCACGAACGAGACTGCGATACCTCATCGGCGCTTTCTCCTGCGGGGTGCGTCAGCCGTTTCGACGTTGCGGTGCTCCACGGCAGCCACCTCGAGCAACGGTTCTTGATTCACGACGGGCACAACGATGCCGGCGGTCATCCAGCTGCGTGCCGGGCCACGGTCCATCTCAATCACGTCGCCACGCCGGTACGCCTGGAACGGACGAACGAACAGAACGGAAATGCGATCACTGGGCATTGCTCATTTCTCCGTGCTCGACTGATCCCCACGCTTCGGCCGGCCTCCGGCCGCCCTTGTTCCAGTAATCAGAAGGGGCTTGGTACACGGGCTTGAGATCCCGGCCCGGCCACGTGATTTTTAATTCGCAGTGGCCAATCGCCACTTGCGGTGCGATGCCGAGCGTGTTGCCCGCAGACCGGAACTGCCGCCAGAAATGAATATCGGGGTCCACCCGCGTCTCTTCACCGGCAGGGGCGTCACCCCAGTGCCCATCGGGGCGCGGCGTGCCGAGGAACCACGGGGCCGGCGTCCGCTTCAGTGCCGCCGAGCGAATGAGCGTGCACCCGAAATGAGCCGTTTCCACGGGCTGCACCACGGCCTCAAACCACGAGTTCTCCAACTGCACCAGGCCGATGGTGCCGCCGTGTCCCTCGGGCGTGAACATCGGCACGCCATCGTCACGTTTCGTCTGAAGCGGGGCCACGGCGTCGAACCCGCTGACCATGGCGGCCGTCATCAGCCGCTGAATCGTGTCGGCCTCAAAGCAGCTGTCAAAGTCAATCGCCAGAATCCAATCGGTGCGGTCCACCATGTCAATCAAGACACGGTCAAGGCATTGCTCCCAAAACGCACCAGTGAACTTCGTGGGCCGGATGCCGAGCGGCAGCAGGCTTTGCATGGTGCAAAAGAAATTGTCTTGGAAACCGAGCCGGGGCACGCTGAAAGCGGCTTCCACTCGCAGGTCGTGCTCGACTTGTCCGACGTGAACTTTCAAGGATGGCTCCTGTAAAAACGCCAACGGGCGGCCGGGCGAACCCAGCCGCCCGCATGTGGGCGTTTTACTGTGCGTGTCCAGCGATCAGAGCGACTTGTAGTCGTTGACGTTGGCCGTGGTCGCGTCGTACGCACCCTGCTCGGCCTTGGTTAGCCGGGCGTTGGTCGTAACCGCCACCGTGTTGCCGGGGCTCGTCACCACCGTCAGGTAGCGCTTGCGGCCACGCAGGTCGATGTTGAAGCGAGCGACGGCACCGACAACTGCGCCGGTCGTGCTGCCGGCACCAGCCGTCACCGAAAGGCCGCTCACGTCCGCTTGGCCCGATCCGCTGGCGTCCGACTCCTGCACCTTCAGCACGCTGGCGTACGACGTGGTGGCAGCCGTGAACGGGCTGAAGATCACGTCGATGGCGGCGTAGCGGAAGCCGAGGGTGTCGATCTCGTGGCTGTGCGTAGCGGAAGCCGCAACGCTCGCAGCCGCCTTCGTCACCGACTTGTTGCCCGATGCGTGGTTCATGGATCAAGGTTCTCCGTAGAGGGTGTCAGATTTAGGCGAGCTTGAGAGCCACGACGGGGCCGGCCTCGGTGGTCGAGCCCAGCGAGTGCACGTTGATGTCGAGCCGCTGGATCGCGCGGAACGCGGTCTGGTCGGCCTCGAAGTACCGATCCGCCGAGGTGGCAACCTGCATGTCGGACTTCACCGCCATGATGCCAGCCAGCGACAGGTCGCCAACGTAGGCCGCGATGGTGCCCGTGGTCGGGGCAGCCGTCATCTTGAGCACCCACACGACCGGCAGGCCGAGGAAGGTGTTTGGCGTGCCCTGGGCAAGATTCGCCGCCGTGTTGCCACCTGCCAGAGCGCCGATAGTGCCCGAGCCGGCGGTGCCGCTCGACAGCATCATGCGCTGCACGCTGTTGTGATAAACGCTGGGGTGCATGTACCAGGCCGACGTGCCAATGGCGTAGCGGGGAAGCTTCGCCAGAGCGGCGAGGTAGTCGTCGATGTCGAGCGCCGAGATGGACGTGTTGCCGCTGGCAGCCGTCGCAATCGACGCGGTGTGCGTGCCGTCGTTGATCTGCGACAGGCCACGGATTCCGCCGTAGGTGCTCGTGCCGTCGCCGTTGAAGGCCGCATCGTCAATCGCGGCCGACAGCGACGTGGCGTATTCCTGCGCGAGCCACGAGGCAACCGAAATCGCGTTGTCGGCCAGCAGTTCGTTGCTGACCTTCGTGGCACAGGCGAGCTTCTTGGCCACCAGCTGCACCATCGTTGCGGTCGGGTCGCTCGTCGTGATGGTCGAGTTTTCACCCAGCCAGTACGAGGTCACGCCCGTCAGGCGGCGAGGCACAAGCAGCGTGTCGCTGGACATGGTGACGTTCTGGAAAACGTTCATCGCAACGCCGTACTTTTCGACCAGGCGGATGATCGTGTTGGAGAAATCCTCAAACACGAGATTGCCGCCGAGGCTGTTCACCTGACCGCCCATGTCGCGGTACTCGGTGCCGAGGTGGTCGCCGCACCACTGGCGGGCCTGACGATCACCGAAGTGCGCCTTGAGCCACATGCCGCAGCGGTGCGCCACTTCGGGCGACTCAAACACGCCGGGCTTGTAGCCACGGGTGCTGATCGCTTCGATGCGGGGCTTGGAAACCTCGACGGCCGGGGCCGCACGGTTCAGCGTCTTCAGCAGTTCGAGCTTCTTCGCCTCGCGGGCCTCTTCCTTGGCGATAACCGACTTGATCCGCTCGGCCTTGGCCAGAAGCTCGTCGTACTTCGCCTGACGGGCCTCAACGGCCTCGACAGCGGAGCGATCCGCCGGCGTGCCATCGGTGTTCTCGCCGGCCTCTTCGGCAGCGCCTGCCTCATCGAGCATGCCGAGATCAGCAAGCGTGGCGGCGAGTTCGTCGAGCAGTTCCTTGACCTTGCTGGCGGCCATGTTCGTGGCTCCTGTGTGCGGTAGGTGAGTGACCTATCCGCACCCTATGGCCACGCAGGGCAAGCCTTGCAGTCATGGCTTTGGTTCAATTGCTTACTTATGCAATGAACGGCGGCGTATTTCGCACGATTTCACAACGTGCTTTGCCGTCTTGCGGCACGCCGGG